TTCAAAACAATACTCTTAAAGGTTTTTATTTCTTTATAAAAGTTATTTTTTGAATAAGACTCCGTTAATTTTTTTTCTATTTTTGATTTTAATACACCAAATTCCATGATATTATGATTTATAATAAATATTAGTCATTTAGAAGTTTATTCAGTTGTTCTTCCATTTCACCCAAATAATTTTTACCTCTAGATAAATCAATGATTTCATTATCTATTAGCATGTTATCATTTTCTAATAAAATATTGTAATTACTTTCTTTTCTTGATTCGGGTGTTACTTCTCCTCCTGGTGGTGGTGCCTCTCCTCCAGGTGGTGGCATTTCTTCACCTCCTCCTGATGGTGGCGGTGCTCCTAACCCCCCCAATCCTCCCGGTTCAGGTGCTGTTTCCTCGCCTGCTGGTGGTGCAGCACCTGCGGTTGCTCCTGAAGTACTTCCGTATAACTTGTCAATATTATCAAAAATACCTGTTTTAGTGATAACAGTTGCGGTATTCGTTAATTCGGCAGCTACCGCTTTCTCAATTCTTTGTTGTTGTATATCAAGTTTAATCTCTTCGTCTGAGAACCCTAAAACATGTTTTTTGGCCCATGAATGAGAAACAGGTGCTATTCCTTCTACGGCGGTAACCGCATCTTTATATAACAATACTTTTTCTTTCCAAACATCAATTTTTAATAAATCGGCTTGTGTTGACGGGTTAGTTAAAGATAACGTAAAGTTGGATAACTCATCTTCAAATCCTAATAAAAATAAATGAATGATGGCGATTTTATTCATTTCTGCCAACATACATTTTTGTATTCTATTAATTGTTCTTGCAAAACGAATATCTTGTAATGATAAATTTTTACCATCACCTGTTGTTTCTTCAAACCCTAAGAACGCCTTTGGAACACGTAATGCCGTTAATAATTTCTTTTGAATATATTCAATATCGGCAATCTCCGATAAGTTTTGAGCACCTGGTAATGTGGTAATTGGGTCAGGTGCTGCTGCATCTCTAACAGGTATAAAATAATCTTGGTCAACCGCCATCTGATTAAAACGTAAATCTACATTACCTGATTTATGGTCAACAACTTGGTCTCTTTTAAACTTATTTGCAACACGTTGTACGTATGCCTCAACATCCTTATCATCCATATTACCGACAAACACCTTAAACATTCTTCTTTCGGGTGCTCTTGAAGTACGATAAATTAACATGGCATCTTCCGATAATAATAATTGTTTCCAAATACGTCTAGCCTTTTCTAACATTGAAGTTCCGTAAGGAAGTTTTCTATCATCACCTAATAATCTAAAGTGAGCAATCTCCCAAGTGTTAAATTCTAACTCTCTATTTTTCCAATTAAATTTTAAAGTTTTTTGTTCTGATTCGTTATTGTCTAAGTTAGATTTACCCTTCATACTTCTTTCTATCCTTTCAATTTCAATGTTAGGTAGTTGTAAACAACCCACAATTCCTTTTTCGGGGTCTAACTTTAAGTAAACAAAATTATCGCCGTATTTACAAGTATTCCTTGTCCACATAACCAAGTTGGTATTAATATCCAACGCATTGTTAAATAAATCAGCCAAAACGGATTTAATACGTTTTGATTCTGAATATATTTGTAATATAAAACCATTTTGATTTGTGGTTGTTGATTCTTCTGCATAGATGTCTAACGCTGCGGATATTTCGGGAGTATATTCCATACTCTCATAATCGTAATATGATGCCAATCTTGTTGGTTCAAAATAAACACCCTGTGTATACAGATTGTTTTCTATTTTTGTCCATTGTTGTGCCAAATATACAGTTTGTTGTGCCTGTAACTTTTGTTTTTCAAACTCTTGCTTATTGGTCGTTTTTAATAATTCTTTTTTATCATACCTGAAAGTAGGATAATCTTGATTTAATAAAGAATTGGGACCGAAGGTCTGTGACAACCTTTGCCATATTGTTAAACTTGGGTTATTTTGACCATTTTGACTATTTTGAGTATTCTGTTCCATTTATTAAATTTAATCTAATTGTTTTTTTTATAAATACTATCTTCCCCCACCAAATAACCAACCATATGTTTCATAATCTTTTCTGGTTGCTTCGTTTGTCATTCTTTGATTACCCATCATAGGTCCTGATGGTAAAACGGGGTTAAATGATATGTTTTTAGATTGTTCTTCGTTATTATTAACTTGCCATGAGTTTAACATCGCTTTGGTTTGTTCTGTGGCTTTTGTTAATTGGCTAAATGAATTCTCACCAACATATGTCGCCATAGCGATACCCATAATCAAATCATCATGATGTCCTTTTTGGTGGTCAGGTCTGCCACCGATATAGATGAAAGTATTCATTTCATTAAACAACCTATGACTGTATATTCTAAATCCGTGTCTTAAGGCCTCCTCAAATGAAGCGATTATCTGAACCCTCTTGTTATTAAAGTTAATTCCTGCAGTTTTTTCTAAAGCTTTAGGGTTATATTTCCAAGGATTTGCCATATCAACACCATCAATATATAGGTTCTTATAACCCATTTCTTGTAGTTTTCTCGCACTAGCAACACCCATACCCCCTGTAATATCAATAACGATATATGCGTTGTACATCAAACCCCACTTATAGGCAACTTCGGCTGCTATGTCAGGAGGTATTTTACCTACGTATTCTAACACTTGTTCTCTTTCGTCAAAGTCAATTATCACTAACGAAGTAAAGTCCTCAGAATCACCTCTGGATACGTCCATACCCATAATATACTTATGACCAGCAACGGGCTCCTTCCAAATCCATAAAGAATTACTCATTAACTTATTCTCGGGTTCTTTTAACATATTTTGAAAGATACCTTGCAATTGTTTTGAGTCAAAAACGTTATCACCCGAACCCAAGAAATTACATTCCAACTCTTGAGATACTTTTCTCTTATCAAACTTTAATTTCTTAACCATTCCCTCAAACCAACTTGATGTTGGTTTATATCCATCTTCAATTTTTTTCTTTATTTCCTCAAAATTCCTATCCTTAAAATCAATATCCGCAAAATCAATCGTTTCTGGTTCCTTGTAGTCGTTTCTATTTAAGAAATAATGTATTAAATCATCTATTTTAATTAACTTCAAATCTTTGGTATATCTTGGGTCTTTATACCAAAACATTTCGGATATCTTAAACTCATTCATTGACCTTAACGCTTGGTCATAAATCTCATAATAAATTGGGTCAAATCCATTTGGTGTTGATATTACAATAACCTTACCACCCGTAGATAGTGAGGCCATACAAGCAGCCCAAAAATCACCGTCGGCCTCAATATAAGCTGCCTCATCAAATATCAATATTGTTGGGGTATAACCACGAAGGGCATCCTTTGATGTTGCCACCGCTTTAACCTCACATCCATTATTTAATTTGTAATGTCTCTGAGAATCCTTTTCTTTTGAGAAATCAATACCTGTCCACTTTGGCCATTGTTGAGTAAAGGCTCTAACCTTATTAGCCATTTCAATTGCGGTATCCAACTTGTTCGCAATAATCAAAATCTTTTCAGGTTTCTTTTTTGATGCAAATGCCAACCTTTTTGATGCCCAAGCGGCGGTAACGGTCGTTACACCCGCCTGTCTATATTTTAATGCGATGTTTTCATTGTAATTCTCATAATCATTAAGTAATGATACTTGGTCTGGGAATAACTCTAATGGGACAAATTGAGAAGCCGTGTTGTCAAATGTCTGTAAGTACGTTTTAAGAGCGTAAGGTGTATTCTTAACACACTTAGTATATTCTAAAATTAATTGTTCTTTTGATAAACTCATATACTATAAATACCAAACCCCTCACATTTATTCAACGGAGGGGTTTTTATTATTTTTAATTAGTTTATTTAACTTTTTCTAATTCCTAATCCACCTAAAAAATCGCCTAATCCGTCATCATCATCTTCGTCATCACCTCCATCATCATCATAATCACCCATAGATTGGTTATAATCGTCCTCTCTTAAACTAGAAACGATATCATCAACCATTCTCTGAATGTATTTTTTACCCTCAGGACTACCTGATAAAATCTTTTTAGATAAACTTAAAAATTCATCGGCGGTTAACATTGCAAATCTTGAAATAAGATAATTCTGTATCATTTTTTGGTCTTCCTCAAATAACTCATCAGGAAATGATTCCAAAAATTTCTCCCAAAAAATCGGTCCTAATCTTAAATCCCAAACTTCCGCTGGTAATGTGTCCTCAGAATTTTTAACCATTTCGGCTTGTCTTGGGTCATCAGGTAAACCATGTGAACCTAAAACATCATAAACACCTTTAAGTAATTCATGAACTAAAATAGGGAAACTAGCCCCTTTAGCTCTTACAGTTGGAGGGTCTGTTTGTAAATCAACTTCTTCTTGACCTGCTTGACCTTGACCTGATGCTGACATACTCATTACCATGTCTTCAGGGTACATCCAATATAGATAATCCAAAATAGCCATAGATAAACCATACCAGTTCATTAATTGGGGATTAATTCTCTCTATCTCATTTCGCACTAATTCAAACATATAATGTCCTTTTTTAGATGCTCCCTGTATTAAAGAGTTCATAAATCTTCTTTTCGCTTTTTCCATGTCAAACTTCTCAAAAGCATCTTCAAACGCCTCTAATTCATCGGAATGTTCGCCAAATGCGTCCTCAATATCTTCATCTGAGAATTCCTCAGATTGTCCTTGCATATCTTCAGCTGCTTGAATAGAACCCATAGGAGATAAATCAGCCTCAAAGTTAATTTTACCTTCAGGGATACCCATTTGTTTTTTTACCAAGTCAATTGCAAGATTCTCTAAGTATTGTTTGTTTCTTTGTTCTACCTGACCAATATTACCCATTAAACCCATTGCAGTTCTCATTAAGTTCATGAACGCATTTGGATGAGTTAATTGGTCTCTTGACCCTGCGTATCTTGCAAATTTATCAACAACGTCTTTAAATCTTTTAGATGCAACTATTTGGTCAAAACTTTTTTCACCTTCAGGCATTGCCGGATGTTTAGAATACGGCGTTTCACCTCTTTCTAATTTACCCTGTATACTTGGGTGCATCCTTTCAGGATAATCACCATAATCAATCTGTTCTTTAATTCTGTTACTTTTCATTATTTTTTAAATTTGATTCCTAAATTATTAAATGTTAACCAACTTGGTATTCTTTTCTTAGCCTTTGGATTTGGTTGTTTGTGCGGTTCCGGTCTAAATGGGTCCTTCGTTTTAGGTTTTGATGGAGTTTTAGTACCAGGGTCAACTTTTGGTTTTTTAGTTGGTGCCGGTGCGTCCATTACAGCTTCCTTAGTTTCATGTTTTTTATGATGTGCCTTTGGTTTTGGTTGTTTGTGTGGCTCGGGCTTAAATGGGTCCTTTGTTTTTGGTTTCGCTGGTGTTTTAGTACCAGGGTCTTTAACAGGTGCTTCCTTTTCTTTAGTACCACTTTCACTAACTATTTTTATACCTAATAAATTCATAAGTTCTCCTTTTGTCATTTTTGGATTAAGATGTTTCTCAACCAAAGATAGGATTTTATTTTCTAAAATCACATCAAAAGGATTTTTATTTTCTGAAATCGCTTCTTTAACTGCCTTTACACATCTTTCAAACTTACGTGTTTTTTTAGGTCCAACTTGTGAATGACAAATAGCGAAAGGATTTGGTTCTTGTTTTTTAACTGTTTTCTTTTTTGCTTCATGCATTTCTCCATCTTTAATAACATCATTCTTTGGTACACTTTTACTACCATTATTTAATGTTATTTTTTTTGTAGTTGGGTCATAATTAATACCTTTTTGTGCCATTTTTTTTTGGTCATCAGTATTTGATGTATCAAAAGTACTTTGAACTACGGTTCGTTTTGTTTCTTCCTTAGTTTCTTTTTTGTCCTCAATAAAGTTTTTGTGTAATTTATTAATATCGGATTCTTTTAATACCATCAATGTTTTTGATGATAGTCCAAATTTAATTAACTCCGCATATTTGTTAGTTTTCATATACTACTTTTTTTTCGTATTCAAGAACGACATCTCGTTCATATAATTTATCTTTAACTATTTTTTCGGTATCTCCAAATCTAAAAACCAATCTTTTTGTATTGGTAAAATCAATATCCTCATTCTCCTTTTCCCACGCCAATGCGATTACATCATCCATACTATCCGTAAAACTAAAAAAATCGGAATTTTGAACCAAATCAAATTCAATTGACGTGTCCTTCAATACTCCGACTTTTTTTATAAACTCTAAACTTGGTGGTTTGGGATAACCATTGGATGGTTTAGCCCCCCAAGTATCATCCCAAACATTTTTTATTTCATCGGAAAAAATAAACTCATACATGTTATCTCCTTTATAATTTGGTCCTAAACCATTAACATAAATTAAATAACTCATATAATATTTCCGTTTGTTAAAACTTTAAATTGTTTATTTCCAATTTCAAATACTAAATTTCTTTTGTTTGTTTTACCAATTAATTTAGCGTTTTTGTTTTCATTTAAAAACTTTCTTGAATTAACTTCTTGAATTACATTCTCAGAAAGTCGTTTTATTTCTTTTTGAATTTCTTTTGAAGTTATTTTTTTCACTATTTTTCTTTCATTAGAAATTTTGTTATTAAATTTCTTTTCATTTTCTGTTATTGTAAAATATCTTGTAAGAATGTTTTCAACTTTATTTTCAACAAATAACTCGTCAGCGATTCTACCAATATGGTCTTCTTCCATTTCACCTACTTCACTAAATTGACCTGGGGTCATTGCTTTTGCCAAACTTTTTCCCGCAATTTCACTACCTAATGCATCCCAAGTTTCACCCATTTCGCCAGCGGGTAATTCTACATCACCCATTTCATCATCTGATGGTGGTGGTGGTGCGGTTTCATCGTCCATATCATCCTCAGAACCAAAATCTTCATCACCCATATCTTCTTCACCATCAAACTTGTTCATGATTTCTTCTTTATCTTCGTCGTCTAATGATTCTAAATTTACTGCCGATAAGATAGAATTAATTACATATTTAATATCCTTAGATGACATAGGTTCATCACCTTGTGATTCTAAACTTCTTAATTTTTGACCTAATTTACCTGTTAACTTTTGGATTGTTTTAAATGTGACACCACCTTCTTCGTGGTCATCGCCCATATCATCTGAAGGTGCGGTATCACCCATATCATCACCCGAAGGTGGTGGTGGCATATCTCCACTCATATCATCACCTGGAGGTGGAGGAGGCATATCACCACCCATATCATCACCCGAAGGTGGTGGAGGTGGGGGCGTATCTCCCGCAGGTTCTGGTGGTGGAGGTGGAACGTTTTCCACATCTGAACCTAAATCAGGACTTTTTTTTTGACTCATAGGGGTTTTCAAAACAAACTTTTTTTGTTCTGAAAACAATGAAGTACCTACTTCGTTTTCGTGTAACGAATTCATTTCCTTAGCCATTAAATTTAATCTTTTTAATGCTTGAGAATATGATGGATAATATTTCCTATTTTTCATAGGTTCAATATAATCTGTAATTGATTCGGATAACGTCTTTTTAATAATATAACCAACCTTCTCTCTAACTATTTGGTATTCGTTACCATCTGCAAGAGTTAATTTATATTCGTTTCTTGATGTTTCGTTTACAGGTGAT